TCTTCGTAACGAACTGCCCTCATCCAAGTGGATGGCCCAATACCAGCAGAATCCCACCTCAGAAGAAGGTGCGCTGGTTAAAAGGGAGTGGTGGCGGCTCTGGGAAAAGGAACACCCTCCACAATGCGATTTTGTAATACAGTCTTGGGATACCGCTTTTCTCAAGACCCAAAGATCAGACTACTCCGCCTGCACTACATGGGGAGTTTTCTACCTTCCAGACGATGACGGCATGACACAAGCCAATATCATTCTGCTGGATGCCTACAAAGAACGATTGGAATTCCCCGAACTTAAAAAAACCGCTCATGAGATGTATGTAGAGACTCAGCCCGATGCTTTCATTGTAGAAGCCAAGGCTACAGGTCTTCCGCTCATCTTTGAGCTAAGAGCAATGGGCATTCCGGTTTCTGAATTTACTCCCTCACGGGGTAATGACAAGGTAGCCAGAGTTAACTCGGTAGCTGATTTGTTTGCGTCAGGCATGGTTTGGTGTCCTGAAACAAGATTTGCTGAAGAAGTTATGGATGAGTTTGCGGCTTTCCCCGTAGGCGAACACGATGACTTGGTAGATTCCTCTACTCAGGCACTGCTTAGATTCAGAAAAGGAGGCTTTATACGACTCGCCTCGGATGAAGCTGAAGAAGTTCATATGCCCAGAAAGGCAGATTATTATTAGTGGAAGAGATTAAAAAAGAAATACGAGACTGGTCTAGACACGCTCTAGAATCACCGAATCCAGACTTTAACAATCTACCTGCTTGTCCTTATGCACAGGCTGCATGGAAGGATGACAAGGTTGATATAGTCTTTAAGAAAGACAGGTCTTATGGAATCCTCTCGGATACTTTAGAAAACTGGAATGAAAACAAAGACTTAGTAATTATAGTAGATACTAAGTTTATCAAAATGGAAGACAGGTTTCATAAATACCACGACCTAATCAACGAGCGTATTTCTGAAAACTACTATAAAGACAAAGACTTATGGGTGATGGGATTTCACCCTTATCAGGAAGCCAATGAGCTGATTGATGATGGAACTTTTGAGGGAGCAACCGACACCGAATATGCTCTTATATTCGTGCAGCGATTATCGAAACTAGAGGAAGCGTCTGACAAGCTCGTTAGTCGCGGTTACTATGACAGATACTTCAAAACCTATGATGTGTCTGGAATGTATAAAATCCGTAAAAAATATTACAGGAGATTACAATGCGCGGATCAAAGAAAGCTGGGCCAGTTAAACGAAGAGTAATGCGTGGCGGCGGCATGGCAAAGAAAGCTGGCCCTGTTAAGAAAAGAGCTATGCGTAGTGGCGGAAGATCAAATCTTCGTGATGAAGAAGCCAGAGTTATTGGCGTACAGGATGATGCAGCCGATGAGATGCGTAGAGTTAAGGCTCGCCGTCCCAAGGACGCTGCTGAGCGCAGAGACAAGAAAGATCAGCTTGCTCGCGTAGGTTCCCGTGAGCGTAATGCCCGTGACGAGATGGATCGTCTTAGAGATGAAGCTGGCAACATGGGCATGAAGAAAGGCGGCAAAACAGTTAAGAAAATGGCTAAAGGAAGACAGACCGAAGCAGACAAAGCTGATGAGCATTTAGGTATGGCTGATGGTCGGGAAAGCACTAAGCGTCAGTCTTACGCGGATCGCAGAAATGAAATGACCGGAGAAGACAATGCAATGAGCCGAGGAATGACTCATCGCTCTCGCAACACCAGCCCAAGCACAAAGCGACAAGGAAACATGTTGATTAATCAGCACAAGCGCATGGCTATGGGCCAAGATGTATTGTTGGCTAAAGGCGGAAGAGCGCCTTCTACCACGGCTGTTAACATTGATATGGGCGCACCTAAAACTAAAACTATTAAGGCTCGCGGAATGGGAGCTGCAATTAAAGGTGGTCAGTTTAGGGAAAACACTTAGTGGCTATAGAGAAAGCTTTATATACAAACGGAGCTGACACTCCCACTGCTGAAGAAATCGAGATAGAAATAGTTAATCCTGAAGAGGTGACTATTTCTACTGATGACATGGAACTCAGCATGGGCTTTGATGAAGAGCCAATGGTCGAGCATGACTCCAATCTGGTTGATTTTATGGAGCAATCAGAACTGGACACGCTTGGAAGTGAACTGGTGGGTCTTTATAACGCCGACAAAACTAGCAGACACGACTGGGAAGAGTCCTATATTAAAGGGCTTGATCTGCTGGGCATGAAGTTTGAAGACAGAACTACGCCTTGGGATGGAGCCTGTGGCGTGTTTCACCCTATGTTAAGTGAAGCAGTGGTTAGGTTCCAGTCTCAAACTATTATGGAAATATTTCCTGCAAGTGGCCCTGCCAAGACCACCATTATAGGAGAGCTTACTGACGAAAAGGTTAAGCAGGCTCAGCGGGTGCAGGAATATCTTAACTACATGATGACCGTTAAGATGCCCGAATACAGAACTGAAACAGAAAAACTTCTCTTTTCCCTACCCATTGCAGGATCAGCGTTTAGAAAAGTTTACTATGACCCAAATTTAGGTAGAGCTTGCAGCATGTTTGTGCCAGCGGAAGACTTTGTAGTGAGCTACGGAGCGGCTGATCTGGAAACAGCAGAGCGAGCTACCCATGTAATGAAGATGGAAGCTAACGATGTGCTGAAATTACAGCAAAGTGGCTTCTACGCAGACGTTGAACTGCCTGCTCCTGCTCCTGACACGACAGAGATAAGCGCTAAATACAACAAGTTAACAGGAGACCACCCCAGTTATGAGGTAGACCAAAGGCATACCTTGCTGGAAATGATGGTCAACGTAGACCTTCCGGGTTTTGAAGACCTAGACAACAGCGAGCCAACCAATATTGGCCTGCCTTACATCATTACCGTTGATAAATCGTCCAATATCATTCTTTCCATTCGCAGAAACTGGAGAGAAGAGGACGCACTAAAGCTTAAACGTCAACATTTTGTTCATTATCAGTATTTGCCGGGGCTTGGCTTCTACGGATTTGGCTTAGTCCACATGATTGGGGGCTTAACCAAGTCTGCCACCTCATTATTACGCCAATTAGTTGACGCAGGCACACTAGCTAACCTTCCGGGCGGCTTAAAAGCGCGTGGATTGCGAATTAAAGGCGATGATTCGCCAATTATGCCGGGAGAGTTCCGTGATGTGGACGTTCCGGGCGGTGTTATCAGGGATAACATCACCTTTTTGCCGTACAAAGAGCCATCTGGCGTTCTCCATACAATGTTGCAGGAAATTGTAGAAGACGGAAGAAGGTTTGCCTCTGCTGGTGACGTAAAAGCCGCTGATATTAATGGCGAAGCTCCAGTTGGCACAACTCTTGCGCTCCTAGAGCGCGAAATGAAGGTAATTAGCGCAGTTCAGGCTCGTATTCATGCCTCAATGAAACAAGAACTGAAAATCCTGTGCAATATTGTGGCAGATCATGGGCCAACCGAGTATCCCTATGAAAGTACAGCCAATGCTCTTACCGCTGAGGACTTTGATGACCGTGTAGACATTATTCCGGTTAGTGATCCAAACGCAGGAACTATGGCGCAAAGGATTATGCAGTATCAGGCAGCACTCCAGTTGGCGCAGCAAGCGCCACAGATGTACAACCTGCCTTTGTTGCACCGTCAGATGCTTGAAGTTCTAGGCATCCGAGACGCAGACAAGATTATTCCTACAGATGACGACATGAAGCCAACTGATCCGATTTCTGAAAACATGAACCTAATGATTGGTGAGCCTGTAAGGGCTTTTATGTATCAAGACCATGCCGCTCATATAGAGGTTCATATCGCTGCAATGAATGATCCCAAGATAGCCGAGATGTTAAATCTAGCGCCGGACGCGCAAATGAAACAGGCTGCTCTTGCCGCTCACATTGCTGAACACGTTGCCTTCCAATACAGACGCGACATAGAAAAAGAATTAGGTGTTCCGTTACCACCAGTTGACTCTACGCTTCCAGAAGATATTGAGTTCAGGCTTTCCCAGCTTGTCGCTCCTGCGGCAGAACAATTAACTGGTAAGGCGCAACAAATGGTTCAGGCTGAACAAATGGCAGCGCAGGCAGAAGACCCAGTATTGCAGCTACAAAAAGCTGAACTGGATATTGAAGCTGCTAAAGTTCAGTCCAAGACTCAGACCGACATGGCACGTATTGAAGCCGATCTTATGAAGGCGGCTGCTAAAGACGATCTTGAAAGAGACAAACTTGCCACTGACGAAAAGATTGAAGGGGCTAAGCTTGGCGTTAAGATTGCCGAAACCAATACACAAGATGAACTAGAGTCGCGAAAGATCGCCTCTAAAGACAAGATTGAAGGCGCTAAGTTGGGAGTTGAGATAGCGAAAGAAATGATGATCGACAAAAGAGATAGGGATATTGAAGAAATGATCGATAAGAGAGATACTAAGCGCGAAGACATGATTGACAACAGAGAGCGCGATGAGTGAAGTATTTAGCAGTAACGCATTAGAGATACTGAATAAAAAAATACGAATCATAATGAACGAAACAGCCGACCATGTAAGCGCAGGTGGTTGTCGAAACATGGAAGAATACTCAAAAGCTTGCGGAGTCATTGAAGGACTCGCTCTTGCTGAAAGAGAATTGCTCGATCTGAACAAACAGATCGAACGAAACTAATCTCCGCCTATTGCGGTGCAGTGACGCTGGACACTCTTCCGGTGCTGGGAAAACTAATGGCAGAAGCATTAGCAGAAGTAGGATCGGTGGGAATAGAAACCACCGCAGATACTCGCGCAGCTCATCAACTTCCTGAGCCTAAAGGCTACAAGATTTTGATTGGTTTGCCTGAACCAGACAAACAAAGCGAAGGTGGCATTCTCAAAGCTCACGAAACTGTGCAGGCTGAGGAAGTCGGTTCTATCGTAGGTTTTGTTCTTAAATTAGGACCGGATGCTTACGCTGATAAAAAGCGTTTTCCGAATGGCCCGTATTGTGATGAAGGTGATTTTATTATTATGAGATCGTATTCAGGCACTCGATTTAAGGTTCATGGCAAAGAGTTTCGACTCATCAACGATGACAGCGTAGAAGCTGTTGTTGAAGACCCAAGAGGAGTGATGAAGATATGAGCGAAGGCGAGCTAGTAGAAGAGCAAGAAGAAACAACGTCTATCGAAGACAAGTTCTTTGGTGTCAAGACGCGACACGGCGTTAAAAGCGCTGAACCCTCTTCTGAAGAAGAAGATGGCCTACAGGTGGAGATCGTTGACGATACCCCTCCTGAAGAAGTTAAGCCCCGCAAAAGAACAAAGGAACTTGCTGAGCCGGATGTTAAGTATGATGACGGCTTCACGGATGATGAGTTAAAGACTTACAGCAAGGGTGTTCAAAAGCGAATAAATCAGCTTAGGGCAATCAATCATGCAGACAAGCGAAAAACTGGTGAAGCACACCGGATGCGTGATGAAGCTGTAAGACTGGCTAAGGCACAACAGCAAAAGCTCCAAGAATATGAAAGTTTGCTGGCTAAAGGCCAAAATGCAATCATCGAAAGCTCCAAAGGGAAGGCTCAGGTTGAACTTGAGACTGCCAAGAAAGAGCTTAAAAAAGCGCACGAAGAAGGTGATGCAGACAAACTGGTGACAAGTCAGGAGCAGCTTAGTGCAGCTCAGGCTCAGATCAGAGACATGGAGCAAAGAGAGCAAAGGTTAAAGCGCACCCTTGCTCAACAACAAGCGGTAGCTAAACAGCAAGCCGCTCAACCGCAACAACCTGTTCAGCAGCAGCAACAACAACAGAGAGCTGTGGTTAGTGAAGATCAACAAAATTGGATGCGAGAGAATCCTTGGTTTCAACCTGAAGCCAAACAAGGACAATCTATTAATCCAATGCATATGGAAATGACGGCAGTGGGTTTAGCTATTCATCAAAATCTTTTTAATGAAGGTGTCACTGCCAACACCGATCCAAACAGATATTATTCTGAAGTAGATCGCAGAATGCGTGAACGGTTTCCTGACTACTCAGGTTTTGAAAATGCGCGAGAGGAACGAAGCACTCCGCCCCGTCAACGTAGAAGTACCGCCGTGGTAGCACCAAGTCCTAATAGGAACAATGGTGCAAAGACACGCAAAGTCTCGCTTACGAAAACTCAAGAAGCTCTCGCGAAGCGCTTGGGAATTACCAATGAACAATACGCCGAGTCAATGTTAAAACAGGAGGCTGGCTAATGTCTGAAGACACTACACGCGCAACCCAAGAAAATAATTCTAGGGAAAACTCAAAACGGGATACTGATGCGTGGATACCCGCGTCATCATTACCTAAGCCTGACCCAAGAGATGGAATTCGTCACCGATGGATTCGTACCTCTATGCTGGGACAGGCAGACAACACTAACGTATCGCAGAAAATGAGAGAGGGATGGGTTCCATGCGTAGCATCGGAATATCCTGAAATTGATTTCCGCCAAGAAGACGATACTCGTTATCCTAACAATATAGAATACGGAGGCTTGTTGCTTTGCTCGATTCCACAAGAGCAGCTTGATAAGCGTCATGAATACTATAACAAGATAGCGGTTAGTCAGATGGAAGCGGTTGACAATAATTTTCTGCGGGAAGAAGACCCTCGAATGCCTCTGTATAAGGAGAATTCTTCGAGGACAACTTTTGGTAAAAGATAATCTATTGGTAGGATTGTCTTCCTAACGAGGACTTTGATATGGCTGCTACTGCAACCCCGATGGGAGCAGAACCAGTAGGCGGATTAAGCGCTTGCGGTTCTTTCTCTGGTAAAGTTCGTCACATGAAAATAGCCAGCGCCTATGCTGCTACTATTTTTTATGGCGATTTTGTAAAGCTAGTTAATACTGGTACTGTTGAAAAAGACACTGGCACAGCTACGGCTACTCCGGTTGGTATATTTATGGGTTGTTTTTACACAGACCCAAGCACCAGCCAGCCAACTTTTAACCAACAGTGGCCTACTGGCACTGTAGCGTCTGACGCTATGGCTTATGTGCTTGATGACCCTGATGCTGTATTTAGAATGCAGGCTGATGGTTCTTTGGCACAAACTACACTTGGCAATAACATTGCCATCATTCAAACAGCGGGTACTACCCAAGCTGGTCGAAGCAAGAATGCGGTTGACGCAAGCACTGCTGCCACGACTAACACTCTACCTTTACGGATTTTAGAGTTTATGATTGGCCCAGACAGCGAAGTAGGCGATGCTTTCACTGATGTACTCCTTACTTATAACGAAGGAATGCAACAATACAGAAACGCTACAGGCGTATAAGGAGACTAGCGAATGGCTATTTCAAGAGCGCAAATGCTCAAAGAGCTACTTCCGGGTCTTAACGCCCTGTTTGGCTTAGAGTATGCAAAGTACGAAGACGAAGATAAGATGATTTACGAAACTGAAACATCTGATCGCTCGTTTGAAGAAGAAGTAAAGTTAAGTGGTTTTGGTGCTGCACCAGTGAAGCCTGAAGGCTCTGCAATCAATTATGATTCAGCGCAAGAAGCTTTCACCGCTCGCTACACCCACGAAACTATTGCTCAGGGCTTCGCTATTACTGAAGAAGCAATGGAGGATAACCTCTATGCGTCTTTGTCTCAGCGATACACTAAAGCTTTGGCAAGAGCGATGGCGTACACCAAGCAAGTTAAAGGTGCTGTCCCATTAAACAATGGTTTCACTAACGCTTATCAATCTGGCGATGGTGTTAACTTGTTCACAGCAGTTGGCGATGGTGTCGCTGGCGGCGGTGGTCACCCGCAAGTTAATGGTGGCTTTAATTCTAATCGTCCTGCGACAGCGGCTGATTTGAATGAAACTTCAT